GTGATATGGAATATTCATGAACAATAATGAATGTAGTATAATGAAAGTGGAACAACAAAATCAGAATTTATTAATTAGTTATACAAAACACAACCCGAATCATATTTATGATTTGATGGAGGATGTAAATGATATATCAAAAACATATAATTGTTCTCATGAAGATATTGAAAATAGACGAAGAGTTATAGATGAAAATGGAAATATATTACCATTTAGTCAATTATATTGTGAAGAACAATGGAGAACAGTGAATTCGCAAAAATAAATTTTTTTATGTTATATTTATATACAATATATTTATATACAAAATGGGAAATTCAAATGAAACAATGCAAAGAGTTCCTCCAAGTGTTCTAGTATTTTCAGCATCAGTTGAATTTAACTTAGTAGAATGGTATGATGAATTAGTAAGATTACATCCAATGTTAAAACCAAGTAAAATTTCACCAGGATTACAAATATCAATCGAAAATGCTGGTAAATTTATCGTTAAAAATGTTGAACCAACATCTGGAACATATTACCCAGAAACAGTTGGAGATAGAACATTATATTTATCACTTATGGAATAAAAAAATTTAGACGGTCCATGTATTGTAACAATTACAACATCTAACAAAAATTGTCATCGGTTCATCAATGGAACGAGTTTGTAAGAAACTAACAGTACATTTTCTTTGTTCACATTTTCTGCATCTGTAAATATCAGTTGTAGGAAGATTATTTTGTTTCTCTTCCTTCATATGTTTTTTCTCAAGTAATTCTTCCCATATTTTCGGACATAATTGTGATGGTGTCATGAATGCCAAAAAACGTGGTTTTTTAATATTAGAATGAAGTTCGGAAATCAAATCATGATTTCTTTTGATATTACCAATTATTTCATTTACTTTATAATCATAAACTCGTTTATATTGAGTTTTTGAATAATTATTTGATATGATATATAACAGACTATATTCAAAAATTCCTGCTTCAACTTCCATCGATAATTTCATATCATTGATATATTTATCTAAATTTAGAATTGTTTCCTGTCGTGATACCATTTTTTGAACAGAAATTGCCAAACTATATGATATGTCTTTACTTTGTTCAGTTACAAAGTCGGTATATTTACAGTAATTTTCAAGCTCTTTTTTCTGCATTGAATATGTTAGTAATATATCATTTATTTATACTATTGTAATAAATAATTCATTTTTTTCTTTATTACAATAATAATTAATGTTTTGAATATTTTATGACATTAATATATAAATGTCAGAATTATATTCAGATTTTGATTTGGAACATATTAAGAAAAATATTGATAACGTAATTCAAAAAATTAATAACGTTGTTATTGAAAAATATGATCCAACTAAAAAAGAAATTACAGAAGTTCAAAAAATAATTTTAAAATTTGCCAAAGAGAAAAAACGTAAAATGTATGGTGGTTTTGGATTACATTTAGCTATTAAAACTAAAAATCCAACCGGTTCTTTTTATAGTGAAGAAGAATTATATTCGAAAGATATTGATTTGTATTCTCCAGAGCCATTAAAAGATTTAGTGGAAATTGCAGATATACTCCATGCAAAGGGTTATAAAAATATTTATGCAAGAGAAGCATTACATAGTGAAACATATACTATTGAAGTGAATAAACGACCATATTGTGATTTTTCATATGTTCCAAAAAATGTGTATCATCGAATTCCATTTATTGAAGTAGATGGTTATATTGCTTGTTCTCCATATTTTATGGAAATCGATTATTTAAGAATGTTTACAGATCCAATTTTAAGTAGTTACAGATGGGAAAAATCATTTGATAGATTTTATTTATTACAAAAACATTATCCAATTCGATTATCTAAAAATCCTATTCAAGTTTCTGAAAGTATTCCAAAGAATATCTACGATATTTTGGAGAATTATTTAAAAAATAATAAGTCAATGATTGTATCAGGATTTAGAGCGTATAATGAATATGTTAAAATTAGTAAAATTAATAAAAATTATATTAAAGAATTGAAAATCCCATTTTTTGAAATGACATCAACAGATTATGAAAATGATGTCAAACAAATAATTGAAAAGTTACAAGATGTTGATAAAGATAAAGTTTCAATTATTGAATATTATCCATTTTTTGTATTCACCAATTTTCATACAGATATTTTATTTGATGGAAAACTAGTTGCAAGAATCTATGAAAGATTACATAATTTATGTTCTTCTTATGTTCAAAGTAATGGAATTACATTTGGTTCTTTTCATTATAATTTAAGATTATGTTTAATGAATGCTATGTATGAAAGAGTCAATGAACACAAAGAGAATGAGAAGATGTATTATGAAATGGCATCACATATAACTCAAATGAGAAAAATATATTTTAATGAAACTGAAAAAACACTTTTTGAAGACTCAATATTTAAAGATTTTGTGATAGAATGTATGGGAGAAACAAAGAGCGATAAAATTTTACATGCTGAAGAAATGAAGAAAATTAAAAGAGTTACATTCAGATATTCTCCAGAGGACAATAAAACAATTGATTTAACAAGATGGGTTTTTGCTAATAGTTCTGGGAATAAAATTCACAATCAAAAAAATTACAAAATAAAATTTGATGAAAATAATGACATGCATTTACAAGAAAGTAAAAATGAAGATGAAACAGAACCTGAAAAGAATTAATTATCAAAAATGAAAATAAATCCTTAATTAAATATATATGAAATATAAAATAACTAATGATAAAACACCGGAAATAAATTCTATTATTTTAACATGTGATGAAAAAACAGGAGAAAATTATATAGGTATTGTTAATAAAGTTGATAGTGATAGTTTTTGCGTTGTATTATTGGATAGAAATGGTTATTTAGTAATTAATAAAAATGAAAATTGGTTAAATTTAAGTTTAAATAGTTTACCAGATTTAAGAAGTTATTACAATAGTTATATCAATAAAAATATTGATAATTTAATTCATGATTCATATTCACGATTCTATGAACAATACATAAAAAAATGAATTTTATTCATTCTATAATTATATTTTACAAATATAATAATGAATTCGCAACAAAATAGAATAGATGTTGATCCTATTTTTATTCTGAATGAAAAAAATATTCTAATTACAAAAGATTTTGTTAATAATATATTCAAAAAATATAATATTAATCACAAAGTTCTAAAATTAGAACTATATCAAACAGCAATGACACATCATTCATACAGTATAATGTCATATATGAATGACGATACATCTGATGGATGTCATCGTGTGAAAGATAAGGAAATAAGTATGTCAAGAATTCAAAATCCAAATATCGCCTTACCATTACAACAAACATCATATGAGAGATTGGAATTTTTAGGTGATGCTATTATTCACGCAGTTCTAGCAGAATATATATTTAATAGATTTAATGATCAACCAGAAGGATTTATGACAAGATTGAGAACAAAATTAGAAAATAACCGAACATTAGCTAATTTTGCACAAGTTATTGGATTAGATAATTATATTTTAATTTCCAGACATATGGAAGAACTTAATAGCAGAAATACTAATGTTGGTTTAGTAGAAGATAGTTTTGAAGCATTTATAGGTGCTTTATATACTGATACAAATAACGACCAAAAAAATCAACAAATGAAAACTAATAATTTCGAATACTGTCGTTCTTTAATTATTCAATTAATTGAAAATGAAATAGATATAGCAGAATTAATATTCAATGAAGATAATTACAAAGATAAATTACTACAATATGCTCATGTTAAAAAATGGCCCGATCCAATTTACGGTACAGCACAAGTAATAGGAAGAGAAAATCAAATGTATAAAATGTATGTTAAAATAAAAGGAAATATTGAAGGAATTGGATGTAGTAACTCGAAAAAGAAAGGGGAACAATTGGCAGCCAAAGAAGCATTGAAGAAATTCCATGTATTACACGATGAATCAGATTTTTCTGATGATGAATATGAAATGCCATCTGATGAAAATGGAGATGACGCTGAATAGTTTATTTACATCTTTATTTTTTTATAATTATAACTAATTATAAATTTTTGTTTAATAATAAAAATCAAAATTAAAAATATAGATACTTATGGAAAAACAGAATAAAAATGTTAATTTATTAATAAATGGAAGATTGTTTCCTTCTTGGATAATGGCGAATTTTAAACAATATAAATTAGCCGAAATCTTCAAAACAATTGATGATCCGTGTTCCAAAAAAATAGAAAAAGCATTTCGCAAATATCAATTATTCGTCAGTAATTTTTTAGATTATCATTCATCATATAAAGATATTTTAATCTATCACGGTTTAGGTTCTGGTAAAACAGCAACAGCTATTAATGTTTATAATGTTTTATATAATTCCAATCCCGGATGGAATGTTTTTCTATTAATTAAAGCCGGTCTTCATCAAACATGGTTAAATGAATTAAAGGATTGGTTGAATTCTGAGGAAAAAGAATTCCGTATGAAAAATATCATTTTCGTACATTATGATTCGCCATTTGCTAATAAATCATTTTTGGAAGCTGTTCGAACATCGGATAGTTCAAAGAAAAATATTTATATTATTGACGAATGTCATAATTTCATTCGGAATGTTTATAGTAATATTAGTACAAATAAGGGAAAGAGAGCACAGGAAATATACGATTATATTATTCAAGATAAAAACGAGAATGAAAGTTCTCGTGTTGTATTATTATCCGGAACACCAGCTATTAATACTCCTTATGAATTAGCATTAATGTTTAATTTACTTCGTCCAAATCTATTTCCTAAAAGTGAATCATTATTTAACCAATTCTTTATCAATCAAACATCGGGAGAAATTAATCCAGCATATAAAAATATGTTTCAACGACGTATATTAGGATTAGTATCATATTATATTGGAGCAACACCTGATTTTTATGCTGAACAAATAATGCACTACGTTAATGTTACAATGTCAGACTATCAAAGAAGTATTTACAAATTTTTTGAAGAGATGGAATCTAAATCAATGCAAAAATCAAAAGGAAAATCAGAATCTTATCGGACATATACACGTCAAGCATGTAATTTTGTTTTTCCAAATATTTCACAATATGTAACTGGAGAACAACGTCCCCGTCCGAGTAGATTCAGAATATCAGAAAGAGAAGCTGAAAAAATAGCAGAAGGTAGAGCTGGAACAAAAGAAGCAAGTAAAGCTGAACAAACAACCGATATTCAAGGTTATTTAACAGCTATTAATAATTATGTAACAGAATTTGATAATTATTTGGATGATATTAAAGCAAAAGATACAAAAAATAAATATACTTTACAGGATGACATTAAAAAATTTAAAGAAAATTATAAGAATGATTATGAAGAATTTTTCAGAAAAGAAAAAAAGAAATCAGGATTATTTACAGCATTACATTCATCATCTCCTAAAATATTAAATATGATATTTAATGCTATTGCATCACCCGGAACAATCATGATGTATTCTAACTATGTTATTATGGAAGGTATTCAATTGATGAAAATTTACTTAAAATATTTCGGTTATTCACTATATGGTGATAAGAAAGGAGAAAATTTCCATCGATATGTCGAATATTCTGGAAATATTAGCAAAGATGTCCGAGAAGAAAATTTAAGTGTGTTTAATAAACCTGAGAATAGATATGGTGAAAATATTCGTATTTTCTTATTATCCCCAGCAGCTGCTGAAGGTCTAACATTAAAGAATATTAGACAAGTTCATATTTTAGAACCATATTGGCATGAAGTAAGAATTACACAAATGATTGGACGTGGTATTCGTCAATGTTCTCACGCCGACTTACCAATTAATGAAAGAAATGTACATGTTTATAGATATAAATCGATTAGTGAAGGAATATTAACAGCTGATCAATATGTTGAAGAGAAAGCAAAAAATAGAGATAGATTAATTACATCATTTTTAGATACTATTAAAGAAGCAGCTGTCGATTGTAATTTAAATTATGCTCATAATATATTGAAACAGGATATTAAATGTTTCCAATTTGATGAACCATCATTATTGGGAAAACAAGTTGGACCAGCATATAAAAAAGAAATTTTAGATGATGTTAATATGAACAATGGTAGTAATTCATTGAAATCCATTACAGTGAAAATTCGAGTTGTTAAAATAACAGCAGTTAAAAAATTAGGAGATGATAAATATTCTGAGAAAGAAAAATATTGGTATTATCCAGAAAGTCATATTGTTTATGATTATGACTTGAAATATCCAGTTGGACAAGTAGAAATAGACAAAAACGGAAATCCAATTAAATTACAAAAAGATGTGTATGTTATTGACAAGATGGTACCAATTACAATGATTAAATAATATTACATTTTTCACAAGTACCATAAATTAATCTATCACCAATTTTACAAGATTTTTTTCCAAATAATACTTTATCTAAATTCAATAACTGAAAGAGGAAACCAATATTTGGTGTTGATAAATGAGAACGTTTATGTTTCAAATATTGAAATGATTGATTCATTGTTAAATTTCGATATTTCATTAAATAATAAATGACAAATGAAACTGAACGACTAACACCACATTTACAGTGAATTAAAATTATTTTATCTTTATTGTTTTTAATTATTTCATCAAAAATTTTAAAATGTTCTTCTAAATTAATATTTTTTCTATCATGAATATCAATATGATAATATTTTTTATTTGTATCTTCATTGTATCGTGAATTTGAAATATTAATTATTACATCTACAAAATTAATAATAGATTCTGTTCGTGCTGCTACAATATTTCCGAGATATATGTTATCAACAATAAAATCGAAAACTAGTGGCATTTCAGATGTCATCAATACGATAAATTTATAATAATATATAAATTTATATTTTTTTCATTTTTTATTTGTATTCGAAAATTAAAGAAGTGTAATAATAACTGACTTTTTTTTGTTCAGAATTCATTTGATCTTTATATTTAGAATTGTAATTTAAGAAATTCTTTTCTTCAATTAATTGATAATTATTTTCTTTGAATTTTTGAATTAATTTTTTTGTTTCAACAATTCTTTCAATCGAACCATTTTCCATACCGTATCCACCCTTCAAATAAACTAAAATATCATCATCGGAATATTTTGAAATTGCAAAAATAATATGATTTTCGTTTTTGTTTCTAACGATAATATCATCTTTTTTCAAATCTTCCAAAATTAAATTTCCATTCATACATGTAATGATAATTTTCGTTTTTGGTTTTGAAATTGTTCTGATGTTTTTCATTAAAATATCTATATTATTTATCATGTAATGAATCGTAAATTGAAAGGTGATAACATCATATGTTTGATTTAAAAATTTTTTATATTTTTCTTCATCATTCCAATTAATGTCACCCAATCCTTCAACAACTAAAATTTTCGTTTTAATTTGATTTTTAACTTTTTCGTATTTTTGTTGTCCTGAATTTATTGAGTCTTTGGAAGGTTCGATACAATGGACGTTTTTAATATTATTTTCATTCCAATAGAATATGTCAGTTAATCTTCCACAACCAACATCAAACAACATGTTGATATTACGACAATATTTTTCATAAATTTTTCTTTTAACATCCAAATGGAATTTCTTAATTAATGAAGTATCTTTATCCCATTCAGGAGTTCCTTTGTAAATATCAAAACCATAAATATTACATTTATTAAAATATGTTTCAATTTCATCTATGGAAACTTTGAGACGATAATTTTTCAATAAATTTTGTTGCATTTTTTGATATAATTTGTCAATGGCTTTTTCATTATAAACTATTAATTTATCATTTTGAACAATTAAATTAGGGATACACCAACTACCAACAAAAGAATAACCAAAGATTTTTTTAATTAAAAATAAGAAATCAAAATTATCAGGATTTATTAATATTTTTGAAAAATCTAAATTACATATTGTTCGAATCGTATTTTTATTAATTTGAAAATATTTATTTTTAAATTTCATTTCTTTATCAGCTATAATAAAATTAACAAGTAAATTATTCGTTTTGATGTTGAAATCAATATCACGGGTATTAAAATTTAAAAAATTAAAAATAAATTCTTTTGAATCTTCTGGAATTTTGACAACATAATTAGAACAATTTTTTTTATTTTTATTGTAAATATAAAAATTATATTTTTCTGATTCTTGACAGATTAACATTTTTATAGATTCGAGAATATATTGATTGTGTGGAATTTTTAATAACAAACCATTATTTTCATATTTAACCAAGTTTAAATGTTCCAAACTTTTTTGATGAAATGAACTATTTGGATTTTTATTTAAATATGATGTTAAATTTTGAATTAATGTATTTTTATACATATAAAAAATATGTAGAAAATAAAAATGAATGATAAAAATTTAAGAAGAAAATTTAACTTCTGTAGCAAGTTCATTTTCAACAACACCGAAAACCATTGTAATATTATTTTGAAGATTAACATTTAATGGATTTCTGACATCTGTAATTTCTTGTTCTGAATCTAGATTAGTATATTTGAGTTGATTTCCAGTGCTGTCATAGAATTCAATGTATAATCTATCTAAATTTCCCAATAGAGACATGTTGTAAGTTTTAATAACATTGTAAGAATTTCCAGGTACAGCATAATAGAAATTACTTCCATCCATGATATTGTCTGGAATGAGTTTTATTCCATTTGATTCTACAGTTGTATTAGTTGATAAATTGAATTTAGAATCTAAATTTTTAAATTTCATAACGACATAACGATCTTTACTTAAATCTTTTGTTGTATCCATCATCCAAGCATCTGTTCCACTATCATATTTAATTCCGTAATATTTAGGAAGTATAACACTATCAACACGAATGTATTTTATATTTTTCATACTTTTTGTGATATAAGGAGGTGGAGGACCATTGTAAACAGTGCTAACAACATGTTTTCCTAATGCTTTATTGGATGGGTCAATCCATTCTTGTCTTCTTTCAACGCCGACCGGAACTGGTGCGAAGATAACATTATATTTGAATGGATCTGGATATGATGCACTATCACGGTCTTTACTATCAATATCGAGTGTATAATCAACAACAAATTCAGATTGTAAATCATTATGTAAATTATTATGTATAACATTATTTTGATTTCTAAAATTTTGTCGTTCGATCATTGGATCATTTTGTTGGAATGCTTTCTTAAATGATGACATATTAGCATTTTGTTGAACTGGATATGTCATTTGTGAAAACATTGCTGATGGATTATTTTCTTGTGATCTCTGATTAGGAAATATGGTATTTGGATCAGCCGTTTGTCTATACATTTTCTAAAGTATATATAATAATGTGATAATAATTATGCGTGTAAAAACTTATTTTTAAGACTATGAATTAATATATATGGAAAATTTCTTATTTTCAAAAAAGAATATTAATATGAATTGTATAAAATTAATGAAAGAAATAAAAGCACCTAATACACCAAAAAGTGTGCAATTTTGTCAGGGATTGGTTATAAATAGAATAAAATCACTTCATGAAAAGTATGGAAATAAAAAACCAGCATCAATGGATAATAAAAAATTCATTGGAAAACTATGTGATAAAGCAGTATCTGATTGTGTAGCATATGTTAGAAGTAAACAACAAAATCAACCAAAAGGTAAACCTCAAACTTTTAATCAGGGAACTGATGAATTTTCAGGTTTTTCAAATCCTTCAGCTTATGCTCCTATTATAAATGGAGACGGGGGTTATATAACAGCTACTGGTGAAATGGGTGATGCTATGCCAATGAAAGGAGAACAAAAATATCCGGTATTACAAAATAAACCACAAGCAAATACATTTGATGAAATGGTTCAAATGCGTATGCAAGAACAAAAACAAATAATGGGAGATTACAATGGACAACCACCAGGACAAATTGATTTTTCTCTCGATGATGAAACTACAAGACGACAACGACAAGATAGAACACAAAAACAATCTAATCAACAACCATCTAATCAACAACAACCAGACCAAAACGTTGATACATCACAATTTTTTTCTGGATTTGAAGGTTTCAGTGGTTTAAATGATTCTGTATTGGGAGGACTGAATGATATTGGGGGATTAGGTATTACTAATCCAAACCAAATTCCGGAACAAAACGCCAATAGGACAATAAATAGTTTACAAAATGAAAGATCATCATTGGATAATTTATTATCACAAAATCCAAAACCTTCGCAAAATGACCAATCAAATCAACAAATGCCACAAACACAATACAATCCACAAGTTCAATATCAACAACCTAATCAACAAATGCAATCCCAACAACCACAATATCATTCTCAAATGCCACCAGTTCAACAACAGATGCAATACAATCAACCGATGCCAGTACAACAGATGCAAAGAAATCCGCAAATGCAACAAATGCCTCCAGTTCAAAGACAACAACAGATGCAATACAATCAACCTATGCCTGTGCAACAAACGATGCAAAGAAATCCACAAATGCCACCAGTACAAAGACAACAACAAGTTCCAAATCAACAACAGAATCAACAACAGAATCAACAACAGAATCAACAACAGAATCAACAACAGAATCAACAACAGAATCAATACAATCAACAGATGCCACCAGTACAAAGACAACAACAAGTTTCAATTCAACAACAGAATCAATACAATCAACAGATACCACCAGTACAAAGACAACAACAAGTTTAAATTCAACAACAGA